ACTTTGTGATAACAAGCATCTTTCTTTTCTGCTAGTCTATCGAATTCTGCTTCTGTAATTAATTTGCCTACTGATTCTTGTAATGTACGATAATGTTGTGGTGGTAAAAGCATTAATTTCTCTACATGCTCTAGTTGTAATACTCCACCTTCTTTTTTATGTTTATGTCTCCTAACACTTACTGTTTTGCCGATTAATTTTGCTAAGTGTTTAATAAGTCCTATGTCATCATATGCTTCTGACCTTATTTGGTCTAAAATACTGTTTATGATATCGCCTCTATCAGCAACAAGTACACCTTCATATACACCTTCTAATTCTGATAAATCCAAAGCATTCATTACATCATATATTACATCACTTGAATTTATAGTATCTAAAACTCTACCACCAGCAAAGTTTCCAATCGGTTGCCCACCTACTTCCATCTCTGGGTCCACACAATCTGCTACATCTAATTGTTCTAGTTGTTGATAAATTGCATATTCTAATTCTTCTTTGTTTTCATAACTAGATTCTCTACCAGCAAAGTTATCTATTAATTTTTCAATACATGCTTGTTGAATAATACTTCTTTCTTCACCTTCGTCCATTCTGGAAAGTATATCTTTTCTTTTATCTTTCCTGTCGTAATCTTTTACAGACTTGTGAGCACCAGCACCACTTTTATTCCTAGAATGTTTTGCTACAGGGTTAGGTTGATTTTTATTAGGGTCATAAGGTTTAGGTTTTTGAGGTTTACTTTCGCCAACAAGTCTCCCTTGATAAGGATGTGGACTTTCATGTCCTTTGTTAGGCTTAATTTTCTTAGGCTTTTTTTCTTTAGCCTTTACTTGGTTTGCCTCATTTAAAAAGTCTGTTAGTTTCATTATACGTTCTCTAATCTAACCATAAGCCTTTCTGCTCTGTTAGTTACTTGTTTATGCCATCTTGAATCTCTGCCTTCTACTGCGGCTTCTTTCCAGTCACCTTCTAATATAGCGGCATGCATTTTTTTAAATTTGCTTAGTCTAGTTCTACCCATATTAAACATCATGTTGACCAATATTTGTTGGACTTCGTCTGGTAAGTCTCCAAACACCCCTTCTTCGTATAGTAACTCACATTCTCCAATGGCAATGTCGAGGTCTTTTTCAAAACACTCTTTTGTTCTTTCTTCTGAAACTGGTGTGCCAACTTCTTGTCCGTATTCTGGGTCTGACTCGAGGACGAGATGACCGACACCGAACGTTGGGTAGCCGAGATGGTCTTTATAGATTTCATTAACAACTCCTTCGTCTATTTTAAGTTGTTCAAATACTGCTTCTCTATTCAATTTCGTATCCTTAAATAAATTTTTAAACATTATGTGTGTATTTATCAGTTTCTTTATTTTTGCCAAAAAAAAGCACACCCGAAGGTGTGCTTAAATTTTATATTAGGTTTCTTATGCTACTGAACCGTAATCTCTAGCAATATTACTTGTAACCCCAGCCTGCGTAATAACAATCGCTGTTACTGTAGCAGTTCCGGATGATGCACCGCCTTGCGTAATTGTTGCAACAACATCTGTGGCAGATGTATAAATGTGTTGATGATTGCTTTGAAATTGAAATGTCTGAGTCATATCAGCATCTCCGGCACTAAAATGCCTATCTGCATCACCACTGTCACCTATTTGGACTGCTGTGGTAGAGTTTGCACTTACCCACGGACTGCCAACGTCAACGTGTACACTGAATATCATTGAATTTGCTGGTGCTTCAAACAATGTCGTAGTCCCTGTGTTGTATTGTACTTCTGTACTTACATATTGAGCAACTGTTTGAGTAGCACTATCAAATTGTCCTTTTGTAAAGAATGCTGTAGCCTGTGTTGCATCAGCACCTTTTACTTCTACTAGAGTTGAACCATCATTGTCAGTAAACGTAAATTCGTTATCTGTAGTGTTTGTGAGAAGTTTTAATCCGCGTTTTCCAAACTGGACAAGACTGCCTAGTCCTTTCAACCCGAAGTTATTAATATCTGCCATTGGTTACTCCACTCATAATCGATTATGTAGTTGTCTACAGCATTATTTATCAAATTTTTGATATGACGTTTGCAAAGAAGTCTGCGTACTTTTGTATTCCTACAACGTCTGGATGACAGTCATCTTTCTTTGCCCAGTTTTTTTCTTTATCACTTAAACCTTGTACAGGATTAAAATTATCCATGTACTGATTAAAACAATTATCCATGTGGGGCCAATTTATTTTATATTGAGTATTTGTAAAAGGACATGTTCTAATTCTTATATCTCTGGCTGTATCTTCTGCATGTATGAATCCCCAAAGAACTTCTGCATCTTTGTATAAGTTTTTATAATTCATTGCAACGTTAATTGCATTTATAGTTTGCCATAAGAAACCATCTAACAATGGGTCGTCATCGTCTTTATTAACTTTTTCTATGTCACACATTCCTACAAAGTTTACGTTATTTTTTAAACCTAAAGTAATGTCTAAATTTAATTTCTTTTTAATTTCATTGCTGTTCTTAAATACAGCATCAATCTCTTCTGGTAATATTGTATAAAAACTTTTTATTTTACCTAAGTCATAATCAAAGTATGTAATTCTATGATCCACAGTAAATCCAAATATAAACAGAGGTTTGTTTGAAGGCTTATCTTTTATGTGCTGAATAGGTTGTAATGCAATATCATAATTGCTTGACCCACCTTCTGCTAAGTTTACCCAAGGTACATTTAATTTGTTTCCTAGCCTTGCGGGCCATGTTTCAACACTTGTGATGTTGATAACGTTTTTAGCACCTTCAGTAAAACTGTCTCCTGAAGCAATTATTCTATCTATTTCCATATCATTATTTAGTTGACATCGATAGTGTATGAGTGTATAATTTAGCCATGTTTGACGAATCTATACAACGCATTGGTTTCTGTTGCAAATATCTGGACCCGGATCAGACGCAAAAGCCTAAGATCCTTAAGGAGATACAGCAGAACTACACAGAAAAGGTAACTACTGTTGCTTGGTGCAAACGACAAGAAAAGTCTGTTGCGGAGCAACGTATGTTGGATCTAATAGAACACAACATGCAAAGTGCCTACAATCTTGTGAAATGGGTAGGCAGTCTACCTGAGAACAGGAGGATGGTACGTCTTGGAAGTAATCAAATACCTATGGCTACTGAGCCAAACTTTCGCTACATGTGGGACGATCCTGATAATATCAGAATGCTGGAGAAAGGATTCGCCAAGGTGGGCGAACTGGCTCGTGCTCTTGATGTGCGTATTAGTTTCCATCCTGGGCAGTTTTGCGTATTGGCTAGCGACAAGCCTGATGTTGTAGAACGTAGCATTGATGAATTTGAGTATCATGCAAACATGGCACGTTGGATGGGTTATGGTAAAGAGTTCCAAGACATGAAAATTAATGTACACATATCTGGTAGGCATGGTGCAGAAGGAATCATACAAACATTACCGAGACTTTCACCTGAGGCCCGTAACACTATTACAATCGAGAATGATGAGATGTGTTGGGGACTAGATGAGTCTTTGAAATTAGAAAAACATGTGGCGTTAGTCTTAGACATACACCACCATTGGATTAGAGATGAAGAATATATACAAGCGAATGATGACCGTATTAAAAGGATTATTGATAGTTGGCGTGGTGTCCGCCCTGCTTTACATTATAGTTATAGCCGGGATGAATGGCTACCTGACCCATCCTTGCTTGAAGGGACAGACAAACATGGAACTATGCATGACATACAGTCCTTACTCGATTTAGGTTGTAAGAAACAAAAACTTAGAGCACACTCGGACTTTTACCCTAATGAAAAAACTAATGAATGGGCATTGACATTTTGGCAAGACTTCGACATCCAGTGCGAAGCAAAGGCAAAAAACCTAGCCAGTGGACAGTTATGGCAACAAGCCATTAACTCTGGTATGATAACACAAATTGGCTCCGGAGCCTGTGTTGACTGATTGGGGAACGCCGAGTTCCTTTACTATCTATCACATCTTAATGAGCGGTGAAACATTTTTTGTGTCAACTGGTTCTATAACCAATCAGTTACTTTTATTTACATGATAACTGAAATATGGTATCGAAATACCGAATTTTTGTTAAATATAGCATTGGAGACCACTAAATGACCTATGTTGTAAAATCAGAATGTGTTGATTGCAAACACACCACATGTGTTAAGGTCTGCCCAGTGGATTGTTTTCATGAGGGAGAAAACACACTAGTTATAGATCCTGATGTGTGTATTGATTGTGCAATATGTGAACCAGAGTGTCCAGTTAATGCTATAGTATCTGATAGAAAACTTGCACCTGAGGATCATCATTGGTTGGAGTTCAATAGAGAAATGAGTCAGGATGCCAAATGGCCCGTTATTACCAAAGTAAAAGATCCTATGCCCACTTATGAAGAAGCGGCAAAATATACTGCTGACGAGAGTTGGTCTAAAGTTAGCAGAATTCCTTTCAAAGAAATAGAATAAATAAACAAACATTTACGCCAATAATCATGGCAACAAAAACTTGACACAGCCACACGAATTTAGTATAATATAATTTATTAATGGAGTTGGAGACATGGAATTGATAACCATAAAGTCAGTGCTACTATCAATGATGGTAAGTTATGCACCATACAATGTGGACGGAGTCAAGATAGACCCTGAACAAGCATTATGTTTAGCGACAAATGTATATCATGAAGCAAAAGGAGAATCCTTAGCAGGTAAAAGTGCGGTTGCTCATGTAACATTAAATAGGGTAAAACACCCTAAGTATCCGAACAATATTTGTGATGTTGTTCACCAAGCAAAGTATTACACAAACTGGAGAGGTAAAACACAACCTGTGATTGGCTTATGTCAGTTTAGTTGGTACTGTGATGGTAAAAGTGATAATATCCAAATAGTATATCTAAATGGTAATAGAGCAGGAAAGGCTATAGGCCCTAATATGGAGTCTTGGAAACAAAGTGTGCAAGTTGCATTATTGGCAATGAAAGGCATGACTATAGATCCTACAACGGGTGCGACACATTATTATAATCATAATATAAGTCAGCCTAAATGGGGAAGTGTGTATCCTGTAGTTGCTATTTTGAGCAATCATACCTTCTTAGTCCGAAACGATTAAAACTGTATATTAAGATAAATACTCTTGTAGGAAACAGGAGTAATTATGTACGAGTACAGATGTAAAGTCATCAAAGTGATTGATGGCGACACAGTAGACGTGGATATAGATTTAGGGTTTGATATTTTACTCAAAGACGAAAGAGTTCGTATTATGGGTATAGACACACCTGAAAGTAGAACCAGAGACAAAGTAGAAAAGAAATTTGGTTTGGCTAGTAAGGCTAGGTTGAAAGAACTTATAGGTGGTAAATCAGGTCCAATTCTAAAAACACAAATCAACAAAAAAGGCGAAGACATGCGAGGCAAGTTCGGTCGTATCTTAGGTGACTTTGTTACTGAGGATGGTCGAATGGTTACTGACATATTAGTAGAAGAAGGTCATGCAGTTGCATACTTTGGTGGTAGTAAAGATGAGATACAAGACAAGCATATGGCTAACCGTAAAAAGTTAATCAGAGAAGGACTTGTTGACGTAACTCTAGAAGAAGCCGGAATTGTTTAAAAAATAGGTTGACTTTCCATAACTATTCTGTATAATATAATTTTACAGGATAGAACTATGCTTATTGAAGTTATTAAAGAGAATGAAGTTGTCAGTTGCAGACTTACAACAGGCGAAGAATTAGTTGCAAGACTAAAAAAAGATAAAAGAGATGACGGATACGTCGAACTTGATACGCCACTGATTGTAGGTAGAAGTGCTGAAGGCTTCGGACTTATGCCATATATGATGACGGTGAATCCAGAATCAACAGTATCAATTAAGATGGAACATGTTTTAAGTATGGCTAAGACTAATGACGAGATAAGTAAAGGCTACACACAACAAACATCAAAGATTGAGACACTATGACAAAAAGATTTTATTCAGGAAAAACTTATGCACATAATACAGGACATTCATGTGCATTTAGACAATGGCGAGCAGACAGCCATTGTAATTTAATCCATGGTTACGCATTACAGTTTGAATTTCTCTTCGGAGGTGATGAACTTGATGAACGTAACTGGATAGTGGACTTTGGAGGACTGAAGCCACTTAAAGAATGGTTGAAATTTATGTTTGACCATACTTATCTACTTGCAAGTGATGATCCAGAGTTTGAAACATTTCAAATGTTAGCAGACAAAGGATTGATTGATTTGAGAGTAGTTGGCGGTGTTGGCTGTGAAAGATTTGCCGAACAGGCATTTGATGAAGCAGACAGAATTGTTAAGGAACTGACTAATGGCAGGTGTTGGGTACAGAAGTGTACTGTTAGAGAACATGAAGCCAATAGTGCCACAGTTGAACTAGCAGACCACCAAAAAGTACGTTTTATAGAAGACGTACAATAACTAACAGGCCCTTGGAGCCGTGGGACGCCTAAAGTCCATTATACGATGATAAAATATATGAGAAGAGTCGTTAAAGAAAGTAGGTACAGACGTGTACCTATTTTTTTATTCGTAAGAAATACCTAATTCTTTCCAAAATTTATCTCTGAAATCAAAATGAGTTAAATTCATAAACCTAATCCAATTTTTCCTACAAATACGTTTTAGTTCTTTTGTATCGTAACTGTCTATATTTTTTATAATTTCTATAATGTTGTCATTTGTTGTTTCAAAATCATCTGTATGATAGTTACCAAACAAACTTGTAAAAGTATCGAATCCTAATTCTTCTAATCTTTCTAATTGTTTAATGTTACAGTTAATTACAAATGGCATACCAAATGCAATTGGCTTCCAAGTTTTTTCTGTAATTGGAGCACACATATAGTCTTGTGGTTGTCCTTTGTATGTACAATGTGTTTCGTGTACTACCCATAGTTTTGTATTCCATAGCCATTGTTTAGCAACAAATCTATCCTTTAAAAAGTTTTGGTCTGTATGATCCTTTTGGTGTTCATCATAATCTATTTTACCATAATCAAACCCACCAATAAATGCTGGTACACCTAGTTTTTGTATCTTACTTTGAAAGTCTGTTCTATGAGGTTTCGTATGGCCCAACAATGCAACATACTTATATTGTTTCTCATCTATACGATTAATGTTATTTGCTACAAATTCTTCATAGTTACTACACCAAGGTATCCATGTCTGATAATGCTCTCTACATTCCATATAAAAATAATGTACTTGTACACATTTTATATCATCTATTTTAATTGCATTATCTCTTATTAATACTGGATTTTTAGCAAGTTTTAAATCCTCTAGTACATCTAAATCATAAACAGATTTATGATGATTACCATAACAAGGCAAACCTCTTAACCATGATTCAGTAAAATTTGTTACAATAATATTTTTATCTTTTACCCAACTTCTATCTTTAAGTAAAAACCAATTACCTATAGTGATTTCTAAATATTGCTCAGTATCAAAGTTTCCTGTTAATACATCTTGAAAGTTTACATATTTTTCTTCTAATGACCACTCTCTATTAAAATTGTTCATTTGACTACAAGCAAGATGCCAAACATCTTGATTATCACCAGATGCATCTTTATCCTTTGCTACATCAAAATAACCATGACTGTTTAATATTTCTTTTTTAAAATATGAGTCATTTTCGAATCTGATAGGAATTATCATTATGCGTTTGAATAGTTACTGTACTTTTCTATCAAACGTAATGCTTCATCTTGTGGTAGTAATTTTCTTCCTGGATTTTCTGGAAAGACACAACATGGTTGAACATTATAAAAGGTATCTTGTTCTGTGCAAAATGGTCTCTGCCAATAATTGCCGTCTGCATCTTTTTCCACCATTATGTGAAACGGTATGTTTTGAAGTACGGTAGTCATATCCATGCCTGTCTGTGTACTGGTTGTTCGTTGTAGTCTATCTAAATACTCACCTGTTTTACTTACACCAAACATAGGAAATTCTTGGTCGTCCCAATTATTATTAACTTTCCATGCATGTTGTTGTCCTTGGTCATATCCAAATTTTGGCTCATAAGCACCTAATGTATCAGAGTAAAATTGGCTTAGCCATTTTTTCTCATCTTCCCAAGGATCATCGTGTTCTTTTTGTGTAAAAACATCTACAACTTTGTCATCTACATATTTCTTAATTTTCTTACCGCCTTTAAAGGCCCTGTAACAAAGGTTGTCGTTAATGATACATTCTAAATAGTTTTTACTAAGGTTGTGAGTCCAGTATAGTTCCATAACTAGTTATTTATATAGATAAATACTAATTACTATGTTGTTTGGTCTATTCACATTGTTCACCGCTATCGCCATCGCTGGCGTAGCCGCTTGGTTTTCCATAGAAGGTCTTATGGCGATTTTCAGTGCCTCAGCAGTTCCTATTGCTATTATGGCAGGTACACTTGAAGTAGGTAAATTACTTACAGCAAGTTGGCTATATAGATATTGGAACGAAACCACTATGCTATTAAAAGTGTATCTATCTACAGCCGTGGTTGTATTAATGCTTATAACAAGTATGGGTATTTTTGGATATTTGTCAAAAGCACATTTGGATCAAGCAGGAGAAAGTAGTTCAGCATTTGCCACAGTAGAAAGAATTGATGGACAAATTGCTAGAGAAGAAAATAAAATAGAAATAATAGAAGATAGAATACTTGCATTAGGCGGATCAACAGATGTAAGCCAAAGTATTAGTCAACAAGAAGAAATTAGAGATGGTGCATGGGCAAGAGTACAAGGTGATATAGATTATAATCAAGAACAGATAGAAAACGTCAGAGCTCAACTAAAAGAAGACCTTGCACAATTAGATAGTAGACTAGCCGCACTAGATAAATCCGTAAATGACCTTAGAGCAAAAGGTGTAGAAGTTGTTACACTAGATGAAGGTGGTGCATTTAGACAAGCGGAAACAGAAAAGATAGATTACGTTGCTCAAGCAAATGAATTGTTTGCAAATCAAAAACCAGAACGTGATACCATAAAAGAAGAAAAGAACACTATAAGACAAACTGCAAGTGCAGACATCAAAGTATTTCAAGATACAATAGATAACTATAGAGCCCAAGCACAAAAAGTTATTGATGATGCAAATGCAGAAATAAACAGATTGAGAAATCAAAGCACAGACCAACAAGACACAAACCTACAGAAGATAGATGAATTCAACACAGACATAGATAATCTTTACGACAACATTGCATTACTAAAAGACGAAAAGTTTGAAGCAGAAAGCATAGTAAGAGACTTAGAAATGGAAGTTGGACCAATCAAATATGTAGCAGAACTAATTTACGGCGGTGATAGTCAAGGCTATTTAGACCAAGCAGTTAGACTATTCATATTGATGCTAGTATTCGTTTTTGATCCACTAGCAGTCGTATTGATTATTGCCGCCAACCAAACATTACTTAGATATGGGATAAACTTAGAAAAAACAGGACCAAAAGGAGATGGTAATGGAAGTAAACAGTATTACACCGATTCAGAGCATTCCGACGACCTCGGTAAAGTCTCTGAGCCAACCGGAAACGTTATCGAAACAGGTGGTTTACAAGATAGTGAACCAAGGGACAACTCAACAAGCGACGACATACATTTACGACAATCAGGGGAGAATGGTGACGAGTTACGTGACACTAGTGGACCTACTAGTGTAGAATATTTCGACAGAGATGAAATGCCATCAGCAGTAGATGATGCGGCTGTGGCAATGGCAGAAGCGGCGGCTAATCAGGCAAAAATAGAAGAACTAGAAAAACAACTACAAGAAAAACCAAAAGAAGTTATAGTTGAAAAAGTAGTCACAAAAGAAAAAGATATCAAACTAGACTTAAATCCGCCCAAAGCAATTTTAGACTTAGAAAAAAAGTTAAAGCAGAGGTTGGACAAGGATGACAACTAAAAAAGAACTGCAATCAGCATTAGACAGTTTATGGGAACGATATGGTAATACATTATCTATGTTAGATGATGCACTAACCAAATTAGAAAAGAAACCAAAAGAAACAATCAGAGAAGTAGTCGTTCCATTATCCACAAAACAAGAACAGATGTATAATCTAAAAATACACGAACTTGAATCACAAATAGCAACTTTAGAAAAAAAGTTAAAAGCAAAACCCAAAACAAAAACAGTAGAAAAGGTAGTAGAAAAGGAGGTGCCTGTCCATGTCGAAGTCGAGAAGATTGTTGAGAAGGAAAAGATTGTTGAGAAACCTGTCGAGGTCGAAAAGATTGTCGAGGTTATTAAAGAAGTCGAGGTCCCAGGACCAGAGCGAATTGTTGAGAGAGAAGTAATAAAAGAAGTACCGGTTGAAGTTATCAAGGAAGTTGAAGTTATCAAGGAAAAAGTTGTTGAAGGACCACGCAGACCCCAGACTATAGAATTGCCTGCTACAGGCGACCTTAAAGCCGCGGCTACATTAATTGCAAACAGTGAAATGAATGTAAACGATTTAAGCACAGAAGAAATACTCACTATGTTGAAGGATTTAAGTGCTGAAGAAGTAAATAATAAGTTAGGCTTTTGGGCTATTCCTTTACCAACGGATGGCGACGATGATAACACTGAAACGAGATATACTATTAAAAAATGACAGACACAACAAATGATAAAAATCTAACTTGTAGTTTTTGTGGTAAAAGTAGAAACGAAGTTAAGAAATTAATAGCCGGCCCTAATTCATACATTTGCAATGAATGTATTAGTATTAGTCATAAGATTATAAATGATGAAAATCCTATAGATGATTTAGACATAGCAGAAATCCCCACACCTAATGAAATAAATGAACATTTGAATAATGTTGTTATTAGTCAAGACCATGCAAAAGAAGTTTTAAGTGTTGTAGCATACAATCACTACAAAAGATTATTTTATGGAGATGAAGAACCTAAAATAGAAAAAAGTAATGTTGTTATGTTAGGACCAACAGGTAGTGGTAAAACTTTACTTGCTAAAACTCTTGCAAAAAGATTAAATGTTCCTTTCACTATTGCTGATGCTACAACATTAACTGAAGCAGGTTATGTTGGTGAAGATGTAGAAAGTGTGATAGAAAGATTATTACATCAATGTAATTGGGACGTTTCGGTTGCTCAACATGGAATTGTATTCTTAGATGAAATAGATAAAAAGGCTCGTAGCAGTGAATCTAACGCCAGTACAAAGGATATTAGTGGTGAAGGTGTACAACAAGCACTTTTAAGATTAATAGAAGGCACAGTTGTAAAAATACCTTCAACAGGCACAAAAAGACCTGACTATGTAGATGTTGACACAACAGATATATTGTTTATATGTAGTGGAGCATTTGTTGGTATAGAAAAATTAGTTAATGCAAGAATTAACAAAAAGAATATGGGATTCAATTCTAAACTTAATACAAAAGATGATACAGCATGGCAGGAAAGCATAGACCACAGAGATTTAATATCTTTTGGTCTTATACCAGAACTGGTAGGTAGATTGCCAAACATTGTAACATTAGAAGAGTTAGAAGAACAACATATGGTTACAATACTTAAAAAATCTGATGCTAGTATAATTCCACAAGTTAAAAAACTTATGGAGTTTGATGAAATAGAATTAGAATTTGAAGAACAGTATTATAAAGATGTTGCCAAATTGGCTAGAAAAAATAAAATTGGTGCTAGAGGACTGAAAAGTATTATAGAAGTTAGTTTACATAACATCATGTTCAGAGGCCCTAAACTAAAGGAATCTGGCGTGGTAAAGGTAAAATTTAAAACTTATCCTACCAAAGATGTTGACACGCACCCAATTTTCTATTATAATAATGGCAATGAAGTCACAGATAAGGATTACAAAATTAAATTAAGAGGTTAACTTGAAAAATAGAAGCAATCAAAATCAAAGAAATAAAACTTATACAAAATCGTTTAATCAACGTAAAAGAGATGACAGACCTAAAAAAGAAGAACATTATTTAGATAGGTTCAAAGCAGAGGTCGAAGTTAGGAATGGAGATGTAAACAAAGCAATCAGAGTTCTTAAGAAAAAACTTGAAAAGTCCGACTTCCAAAAAGAATTGGCAAAACAACAATACTACGAAAAGCCAAGTGAAAAACGTAAACGTAAAAAACAACAGGCTAAAAAACGTTGGGAACGTTGGGTACGTGATGCAGAGGCTCGTGGTGATATGAAACAATATGAGTTGACTGGTGTCAAGTGGATGAAAAGCAAACGCAAGTCTAGAAAAATGCGTGATGCTAAAATGCGCCAACAACTTCGTCAGAGAAATTTAGGGCATTACTAAAATGAAAATATCCGTTGTAAGTGGAGGCTTTGATCCACTACATTCTGGACATATCAATCTATTAGAAAGTGCGTCTGCACATGGTGAAAAACTTGTTGTGTTATTAAACAGTGATGAGTGGCTTACTAGAAAGAAAGGCAGACCTTTTATGCCTTTCGATGAAAGAGCATTAATATTGGAACGTATGCATATGGTAGATTATGTATTCGGTGTAGATGATTCAGATGATACAGTTACAAACGGATTAGAAACAATAAAAGAAGCATTTGATAAACAAGGTGCAACTGAATATGTTTTTTGTAATGGTGGCGACAGAGGTAAAGACAATATACCTGAAATGGAAGTTGATGGTTACGAGTTTAAATTTGGTATTGGTGGAGACAATAAAGCCAATAGCAGTAGTTGGATTTTAAAAGAATGGAAATATCCAACAAGTAGAAGGGTTTGGGGCGAGTTTAGTGACTTGTTCCAAGATGATGTTGTTCGTGTAAAAGAACTAATTATTGAACCTAACAAAGGAATAAGTTATCAAAGACATTTTAAAAGAAGTGAAATGTGGTTTGTTAGCAAAGGCAAAATGAATTTAAAACATAGTTGTGGAGATCCAGATAAATTTAATATCCACACTTTAAGTAAGGATAATGTTTTTCATGTCAAACAAGGTGATTGGCATCAAGCATATAATCCTTTTGATGAACCTTGTCATATTATAGAAATACAATATGGCGAAGAAACCACTGAAGATGATATAGAACGTCTTGAGTATTACAACGGAGAATGATGGAATTGAAAGAATTAAATGAATCGAAAGTATGTGAAATACTTAATGAAATTATCGAGTATGAAATGGCTGGTGTTGTGAGATATGCACATAGTTCACTTATGGTTACAGGACCATATAGAATACCTATTGTAACATTCTTGCAAGAACAGGCAAACGAAAGTTTAGCACATGCCTTACAGGCTGGAGAACTAATTACAGGATTGAATGGACATCCTAGCCAAGTTATTGCAGACATTGAAGAATCGCATGACCATTCTATTTTAAAAATACTTGAAGAAAGTTTAGAGCATGAAACACATGCTGTAAATTTATATAAAAAGTTGTTACAAGAAGTCGATGGTGCTAGTGTGTATTTAGAAGAATATGCCAGAGGACAAATTGGACAAGAAGAACAACATGCATTAGAAATTAAAAAAATGTTAAAGGACTTTGCATGAGATTAAGTTATAAAGATTGTGGCAAAATCGGATTTACTTGCAGTACATTCGATTTGCTACATGCAGGACATATCACAATGCTAGAAGAAGCGAAACATCATTGTGATTATTTGATTGTAGGTTTACAGACAGATCCTACTATAGACAGACCAGACACAAAAAATCAGCCAGTTCAAACTTTAGTAGAAAGACAAATACAGTTAGCGGCTGTAAAATATATAGATGAAATTGTTTGTTATGCGACAGAGCAGGATCTAGAGGATTTACTTTTAACACTACCTATAAATGTTAGAGTGTTAGGAGTCGAATACAAAGATAACGACTTTACAGGTAAAAAGATATGTAAAGACCGAAATATCAAATTGGTATTTAATGGTAGAGACCATAGTTTTAGCAGTACAAGTCTAAGACAGAGAGTTGCACAACATGAAAACACTATTAAAGATTCTTGAACGTTTAGGACGTAAAAGAATAATTTTAGATAGGTTGGACAATGAACCATACCTTACTAGGTACTATTTGTTTTTAAAAGAACGCAAATGGTTCCCTTTTAACATATTCTTACATAATTTTCATAAAGGTGATCCGGATGATTTACATGACCATCCTTGGCCTTATTGCACTATTATCCTTAAAGGAGGATATTGGGAGCACCTCAAAACTGGAGAGCGAAAGTGGAGACGACCTGGAACTATACGCCTTGCAGGCAGTCGTAGCCTACACCGAATTGAGTTAAAGCCTGGAGTTAATACTTGGACTTTGTTTATTCCTGGGCCACAGTTGAGAGAATGGGGATTTATAGACAAAGGTGAATGGAAACAACACGAACAATACTTGGCAGAGAGGTATAAAGGATGAACTTAGATACATATTGGATTGCAATAAATCAACTGTTTGATGTAGGCGTAATAGGCTTAATTGCAGTATTTTTATGCCCTATGGTATTTGGTGCAATAACAATTTATTATTCACTAAAAGCAACAAAACACAATGATATTTAAAAAATTAATAAAAAAGGTTGACTTTCTTTTGAAAAGACATATAATAGTAGATAATGTGCAATTTAGCACAGAATTTAAAAGTAGAAAATTAGGAGGTCATATGACTACAACTACTACATTAACTAAAGAGTCTAAAGTACTTTCGGCTCTTCAAGAAGGAAGAACATTGTCTTCAGCACAAATGAAATCTTTCTTTGGCATTGGTAACCCACAAGCAGTGATTCAATCACTAAGATTTAAAGGTTATTCAATTTACCTAAATACTGTAACTGATACCAAAAACAGAACTCGTAGAGTTTATAGACTTGGTACTCCAAGCAGAGCAGTTATTGCCGCTGGTTACAAAGCATTAGCAAGTTCATAAGTTAAACTTGCAAAAATTAAGGAGCCTCCGGGCTCCTTTTTTTATGGAGAAAAAAAGTTCAGACGTAAGTTACCTATAATAGTGAATATTTGTTTTTGGCTAGTATGTTGGATTATACAAGAACCTTTACATACAGTATCTTTTCACAGAAGAATACAACAAACTAGTGAAATCGAAATAGAAGATTAAAGTAGTAGTTATTCGGTAGATTAGTAACTACTAACCGACTAAATAGAAGTAACATTTCAAATCACCCTATCAGCGGTGTTACATTTATCACACAAAAAAACTTGACATTACACCGTGTTTTATATATAATAATAGGTTGCTGTGGTAAAACAGGCAGTTTTTCTGTCTTTATTTACTCAGCAATATAATAATAAGAAGGAGGATTAAATGAAAAATTTAATCAATATTGACAACGTCTTTAAGGCTCTAGTAGTAATACTACTTGCCACTATGGCGTTTGGAGCCAAAGCGGCTTCAGTGAGTGGAAATGTTGGTCTGGATTCAGACTATATTTTCAGAGGGCAATCTCAGACTCAAGGTGATTCTGCTATCAGTGGAGGTTTCGACCTCGATGCTGGTAAAGGATTTTACCTTGGTGCATGGGCATCGGAGGTTTCTTATGCTGGCAGTGATGCTGACTTAGAACTTGATACTTATGTTGGTTGGGGTACAGATGTTAATGGCGTATCCATTGACATTGCGTATGTCGACTACGACTACTCAGGAGATGCTTCACTCAACGGAAGTGAATATCAGATTGGTTTAGGCTATGAAGGATTTACTTTTCTCCACGTCTTAGGACAAGACGGATTCAACGATTACACAGAAGTTGGTTATTCAATTTCTAACGTAGCGGATGTATCTTACGGTTCTTGGGACAATGTTGGAGACAACTGGTCAATTAGCAGAAGTTTTGATTTACCTATGGGTATTGAAGGAACTATTGCATACGTTGACTTTGCCGCAGAAGACGGCAGTGGTCTTGCTGACGAAGACAGTTTTGTTTTCGGATTAAGCAAGTCCTTTTAAGGGTTAGTAGTCCTTTACGTTATTAATAACTTTGGAAGGGTGTTACTTAGGTAATGCCCTTTCTTTTTGACTCAAAAAAAGTGGTAAAAAAGGTTGACTCATAGTGTATTTTTTAGTATAATATATGTATAAATTAACTAGAAGTAACAAAATGAGTAGAAAAATAACTATAAAAGACTTGATTGTCAAGGCTACAAAGAATCCAGAAAACATCAAAGAAGATGGTTCTGTTAATTGGAATTTTGTTGATGCAGACATTCATTTGGATAATGCAGAACTTAAACTAGGTTTTACTAGTAAACAATTATTTGAGGAATTAGAATCCTTTAATGCATAATGACAAACAAGCAAAAGAAACAAATTAACAATTTTGTGCAAACTACATTGAAAATTGTAGGATGTTCTTTATTGTTTCTTGGCTTGACTATGTGTTTGGGTGTATCTTTGAATCCTCACATGGAACTGTATGCTTATCTTATGCTGTTTGCAGGAACTATGTTAATTATGACACATAGTTTAAGAGATAAGGATCATTTGTATTTGTTGGTATCAAGTGCAGGTTTTTTATTAGTAAGTAATGCTTTTTTAGGCACAGAAACAGCAATCATGTTAGCAGACAGTTATGGTATTGCATTAACAGAAGAACAGACTTGGTTTGCAAAGTATGGTAAATTATTTGTAGAAATATTGAAGGCAGTAGCATAATATGACAATGCATTTAGCACAAGGTCTAACGACTATCAGAAATAGAAAATATAAGCCTAAGATGACCAAGGCAAATATTGCCAAGTGGGAAGAAGGCTTACGACTTAAAAACAAAGAACACAAACGTATGGGTTTGCCTAAATGGACTTTTGAGCAGTATGTTGATTACTGTCATGGAATACAACCTAAGGTAGATCCTAGAAGTAGAGAAGCATTCAAGCCTGTGAAAAGGAATCACTTCGAAAGCGAACGAGCCCATGCAATGAAAGAACATGCTAAAAAATATCCTAGTATGCCTATGACTGGTGGTGGTAACACTGGTAAAGGAGACCTTGAGTGGGAGAAAGAAAAAGCAGAAATATGCAAAAATTATACTATTGCTCCTGCTTATAACAAAGGTGCATATCAAGTAATAGGCAAAAACAATATTAAAGACATTGGAAAATGAATAAGTATATACATGTTTGTAGATACTGAAACACATCCTTATATTGATTTAACACAATTAAAATTTCCATACACTTTAGAAGAAGTGTTTGACGAGCAAGACTTTCAAATTGCATCTGCTAAAAAACAAATAGCAGAAACAACAATCACAAAAAACTTTGTTTGGTATCATAATCCATATGAGCAAGATGCTCCTGTTGGTGCATCATTGCATAACAATAAACTTGCAAAAAATTTAATTGAATGGATTAGAGAACAATTTACCATAGATATACTTACACCTGTAAAAACTACAATACTTGGCAAAAAGATGATGCCAATATCCTGTTTAAAGTTTCATAAAAGCACAGGATGGCATAGGGAAGGATTTCCTTATTGGGTATCCAAAGAACAGCAACAATACCTTACAGGTAGAACTAACTTTGCACTAAACTTTCCTTTATATCTTGAAGAGGGCGAAACTTATGTTGATTTTGCTAAAGGTTCAGACGAATATGAGGAACGTTTTAAATCATTAATAGAACAGTTTATTGACAAAGTTAAACAACACAAAAGAGAAAAACTTGGCACATTAACTGACATCAGCACAGAATATCTTAAAGAAATGGCTTTGCAAATATCAGAAGAGGGTATGACAACTACAACTGTTATGGACTTGATGGATGATATAAATGCAGACCAACTTACTCAAGTGGGCCGTAAGACTCAATATGATTGCCCATACATTATTCCTTTAAGCAGTTGGCACAAAGTTACTACAACTGGAAATAATAGAATGAGTTTTAGATTTTTAGGTAATAATGATTACAACTTTTCACAAATTTGTGACCTTTATGATAAAAAAGAGTTATTTAAAGGTTGACAAAAGTCTTTAAAGACATATAATAGTAAAAGTCAGGTGAGATAATCTTACCATGCATAGGGCAATTAGGCCCGCAATAATAGGACAGAGTCCGAGGAGCATAAAATGACAACATTAAACCATGCCGACAAGGTTAATCGGCAATACAACCAAACCCAAAGTAACTTTGTTACTTTACAAGAACGTCTAAACGAATCTTTAGCATTGAATCCAGTATTCAAAAATATGCTAATAGGTGTAGTGGATGAGTTCAAACGCAGGAACAAGCAATGGAAGAAATTATCTGATATTGCATTGTGTACCTCTGTTGACGCAACGTTGGATCAAATATTGATTGATACTACAATGCAACGCCAATTAAATTTTAGGCACATTGTAAATATCCTATCAACATTTAAGAACACAATGGTGATGCCAATACAGGTGTATGTAGATCCTGATTATCCAGACAAGTATATTGCCTGGGACGGACAACACACCGCAGTTGCTCTTTATATAATTGCAACAAAAGTGTTTGGAGTTCGTGTAGCACAAATGATGGTACCTGTAGTAGTGTATCCAACAGCAGAAAAGTTAGAGATTAGACGTAACTTTATTTTGCTAAATGGTGATGCTAAGGAACCTTTAGATTTTATCGATACTTATAAGCAAATGGTATTCGGTGTTAGAGTCGACGGTGCTGATGACGATGCTTGGAATAAAGCAAACCAAAAACAAGTGTTCTTTGAACAAGCAGGTTTGTTTGCCACCAACAGTAAGTTTGGTGACGAAACTGAGCCAGGTGCATTTACTTTGTTAGCAGATACTTTGATGACAAAGAATCTAGCAAAAGCAAAAGACCCTGTAGTCACAAAATACTTTGCAGGATATTGGAGTATGCTAAACGCAGAACGACCAGTACAAGCAAAGGAGGCTAGGCAGTTGTACGAATACTTTGATGCATGTCATCAACAAGGTATTACTGTTGACACTGACTATATAAGAGAACTTGTAGGATTTACTAAAGACTTCTTTGAAGCAGACTTTAGTGAAACTGGTTCTTTTTGGGACAAAGTGAAAATGTCCTATACCAGATGGTATCAATCTGCAAATCCAGAAAGTTATGCTGAGCATGGACTTAAAGGGTTTGCAACAGAATGGAGATGTGGTGGTCCTTTCATAATTGCACAAATTAAGAAAAGCACTAACCTTAAAACTCCAAAGTATGACCCCAACAATGGTTATACAGTAAAGGCTGAGGACTTATGGGATTAAGAGACCCTAATAAGGACAAGCCAAAGAGTACGGCTCAGTATCTTAAAGAGACTAGAGTAAACTCTACTTGTATGCTAGAGGATTGTAATAATCCAATTAGCACATTTGAAGGGCCCGGTAGCCAAGTGCTATGCAGGGCTCATCAAATCGAGTGTGTGGAATATGGCGGAATGGGTAAACCTGACCGCCCCCACACGTTTTATCGTAACTGGGTATGTGATAACTGTGGATATGACCCACGTGAAGATGACTTACGATTTGGACATGTTGAAGATGAATATGACAAATTAAGAGCAATGCGTGGAGTTATGCATGGAGACCATATACACCTAAAGAGCCAAGGCGGTTCTAATGCAAAGGAAAATATAAGAAGCCTTTGTGTTTTATGTCATATGGCTAAATCATATATTGAGAAGGATTACCTTGGAAACAAAAAACTTTGATACTGGAAGAGAACTACTGTTAGTAAGTTGCCCTGTAAAAGATGATTCAGATTATGAACACATCTATTTAGATGCTTGTAATATTGCAACACAAGATTTGAAAAACTGGTTAGAAGAAAATAATATTCCTGTCGAATATTTTGTTAGTTGGGGTAAACCTTACGAAAGTGAATTTGAAGATTCAATAGATTTTTATCTAAATTACTTTGCTAGAATTTATGCTAGTGACGTTAGTGATGAAGCAGAAATGATTTACAAAATGAGATTTACAGATAAATTCCCAATTAGAAATTTAAAACCATATGTGGAGAAAATATTCAAATGAACAAAAAAATAGCATTCAAAGAAGCAGTAGCAGATACTTTTTTAGCATTTATAATTAACTTTCCTTTGAATTTATTGTTAGTTGCTATTGCATTTGACTTAAATTTTACTGCATTACAGACTTCTCTTTTTCTAACATTAGTGTTTACAACTGTAGCAATTATAAGGAAAACTTACACAAGATTGTACTTTGAAACCAGAAATTTACGAAAAAAGGCAAAAAAAGGTTGACTTTTTGCCAAAAAACACTATATAATAGTAAGAGTTGTATAAATAACTTTGCATTAAAATCATGCAAGGGAAAAAGAATCGTAAGAAACTTGGACCTACTGTAAGATTGAAATGCACAATGTTAACCAGAAAGGTAACACAAGGTAAGTGGATGGTAACTGAAACAAACCGACTGGTGACCAAACAAAGGAAAACATTGTAGTTGGTAGTACTAAGCCTTCGGGAAGAGAGTACCAACATTATTAGGTTACCCAACAAAGGACCAAAGATGGCAACATCGGAGGAAACCAAGAAGTGTAACAAGTGTGTGAGGAGATACAGAAAACACACAAACCAGAAACGACCTCACTTGCGACTTATCCTTTCGCCTTATGGGTTAGGAAAAGTGGAATAAAATAACTTGCTAAACTATAGGAGATTATTATGACAAATAAGCAATTTCGTATCACAACCGATACATTATCCCCACTATTTAAAACAAGCATTGGATTCGACAGATTAGTCAATGAATTTTTCAATGAGCCAGCATTCAATAATGCTACAGGCTATCCGCCTTATAACATTTCTAAAACAAAAGATGATATCTATGAGATTACTCTTGCAGTAGCAGGATTTAAAAAAGCAGATATCGAAATTGAATTAGAAGATGGCACACTCAAAATTTCCGGAACATCAAATGTTCTAGATGGCGATGAGATTGAATACTTACACAAAGGTATTGCAGAAAGAAACTTCTTAAGAACTTTCAAACTTGCAGAACATGTTGAAGTAAAACAAGCCAAACTTGAAGACGGTATTTTGAGAGTTTCTTTGTTTAGAAACGTCCCTGATGCTCTTAAGCCACAAAAGATTTCAATTAAGTAAATTTAGTGGTAAATACTGGGGAGATAGGAAAATGCTTATCTCCCCATTTTCGTGAGTACATATGGCAAAGAAAGATAAAAGAAAAACTATAGTTTACTTGATTCCAGAAGGGGAAACAAGGGACAGTCATACGTTTCATTATACAGCAGTTAAAACAAAAAGGTTGACTTCTGAAAATCAGAAGTTAAAATTAAAGAAGTATAATCCGGTAAAACGCAAACACGAACTGTTCGTAGAAGCAAAATTACCACCACACAGTAAATAAGGCTATGACAAAAGAAGCAGTAAAAACTAGAACAAACACACAACTAGAATATCCACCCAGGTATAATGTTGTCATTTACAATGATGATTATACTCCTATGGAATTTGTTATTAAGTTGTTGATTGAAGTATTTAATAAGAATTTGAAAACAGCAAAAGAGGTTACTATGGAAATTCATAACAACCAAAATGCTGTAGCAGGTAATTATAATTTTGAAATAGCAGAACAAAAGACCAACGAAGCCATTGCCATTTCTCGTGCTAATGGTCACCCATTACAACTTAAGACATTTCCAGTAGAATGAGCATTGATAATCTTAATAAAGAAAAATACGAACAAGGCTTTGTCACTGACTTAGAAAGCGATGCCTTTCCTGCTGGATTAGATGAAAACATTGTAAGAAAGATTAGTGCTATTAAAGATGAACCAGATTGGTTATTAGAATTTAGGCTCAAAGCATATAGAAGATGGAAACAAATGGATGAGCCAGACTGGAGTGAACTAGATTACAATCCAGTTGATTATCAAGAGTTAAGTTATCACTCATCCCCCAAGTTAAGAAACAAAGACGAAATACCACAAGAAATTTTAGACACGTTTGAAAAGTTAGGTGTACCTTTACATGAACGTGATGCATTATTAGGATTAGATACAGAGAAGCCAAAACCAGATAATCTTATACCAACAGTAGCCGTTGATGCCGTATTTGATAGTGTTAGTGTTGCAACTACATTTAAAGCAGAATTAGAAAAGTACGGTATAGTGTTTTGTAGTATCAGTGAAGCAGTTAAAGACCACCCAGAATTGGTTAAAAAATATTTAGGTACAGTTGTTCCTTACACAGACAATTACTTTGCTACACTGAACTCTGCTGTATTCTCAGATGGTACTTTTTGTTATATTCCAAAAGGCGTAAAATGTCCTATGGAACTAAACACATATTTTAGAATTAATGCTCGTAACACAGGACAATTTGAACGTACATTAATAGTTGCAGATGATGACAGTTATGTTAGTTATTTAGAAGGCTGTACTGCTCCAGCATACGATGAAAACACATTACATGCGGCTGTAGTAGAACTGGTAACACATGATAGGGCAGAGATAAAATATTCAACAGTACAAAATTGGTATCCAGGAGATGAAAATGGTGTGGGTGGTGTATATAATTTTGTAACCAAACGTGCCATGTGTAAAGGAGAAAGCAGTAAAGTTAGTTGGACTCAAGTTGAAACAGGTAGTGCTGTAACATGGAAGTATCCTAGTTGTATATTAAGAGGCGACAATAGTGTAGGTGAGTTTTATAGTGTTGCAGTTACAAAAGGTAAGCAACAAGCAGACACAGGAACTAAAATGATACACTTAGGCAAGAATACCAAGTCCACAGTTATATCAAAAGGAATTAGTTTTGGAGATAGTACAAATACTTACAGAGGTAAAGTAAAAGTAAATCCCGGAGCCACCAATGCAACAAACTTTACCAAGTGTGATAGTTTGATGTTGCAGGATAGCAGGGCATTAACAATACCTTATATAGAAAGTAATAATGATACAGCAAAAGTAGAGCATGAAGCAAGTGCTGGAAAGATTAGTGAAGAGCAAATGTATTATCTTGCAACAAGAGGATTTGATGAGGATGATGCATTAAACTTAGTGGTAAATGGTTTTTGTAAAGATGTATTTCAAAAACTGCCATTAGAGTTTGCCGCCGAAGCAAATAGTTTATTAAATGTAACATTGGAAGGAGCAGTTGGATGAAGAAAGTCACAATCAAAGATATTGGTGGAGAAGTTATTAAAGACAATGCCACTTATTTGCTGAAAGACAATGCTTTTGGAAACAATCTAGTATTAAGTAGTACATTTTTACGAGCAAATCAAAAAACAAATGGTCATACACACAAAGGACAAGAGGAAGTTTACTTCTTTGTAGAAGGAGAAGGAGAAATGCAAATTGACGATGAACGTTTTCCTGTAATAGCAGGAGATGTAATTTGCATAGAAGATGGAGAGTTCCATAGAGTGTTTAACACAGGACACTTAGGATTATACTTTGTATGTGTATTTGACGGAGGGAGGAATCACTAATGGCACAAAAACAACAACAGCAAAGACTTAGGTTTGAAGAAAAGAAAATCAAAGACCAAGCACAAACAATTAAAGAACAAGAAAAACAAATAGCAGAGTGGATTAGACAACAACAAGATCCTAGGCATAATCAGGATTGACAAAGGATACAAAAGAACGTATAATACAACCATGCTAAGATTAAAAAATTACTCTGTTAAAGATGTACTAGAAAACATTAGTGTAGACTTTGAACAAGGCAAAGTATATGTTGTTATGGGTTCTAATGGTGTAGGTAAAAGTACATTACTGCATAGCATAATGGGTAGACCCGACTTACAAGTAGAAGGCGACCTATCTTTTATGGGCAGTGATATAACAGATTTGGAAGTTGACCAACGTGCAAGACTTGGTCTATTTGTTGCATTCCAATCACCTACTAGTATTCCAGGACTTAGTAATTTCCAAATGCTAAAGCAGGCATTGAATCTCAAAGGAAGTGAAATAGCACCCACATTGGCTGAGTTCAAAGATAATGCTGGAGCACTCAATCTTCCAGAAGGTTGGGATAAAAGAAATGTCAACGATGATGCAAGTGGTGGTGAGAAAAAGAAAAATGAACTCATACAATTACAAATGCTTGATAAAAAAGTTGCAATGCTTGATGAGCCAGACAGTGGTTTAGATGTAGATGGCATTAAGACTTTAATTACTACACTCAATGACTGGCATAACGAAAACAACACACTTATTGTCGTAACACACTATGAAAAACTTATTGAAGGCTTAAATCCTGATGCTGTAATAGTGCTTAAAAAAGATGAAGTTGTTATCGGAGATGATACTTTAGCACAAACTATATTCAGCAAAGGATTTGAAAGTGTATAAGCAGTTATTTTCATACCCACTATTAAGTAATCAAAAAGAATTTTATTACAATTTAGAATCGTTGTATGATTTTCTTGTGAGTGATGATTATATCAAACTGACTAAACATCACACAGACAGAAATATGTATAATGATTTAACAAAATGTTACATTGATAATTTATTATTTTTAAGAGAAAAAGAATTACCTAGTTTTAAAGATGAACAGTTTAATACTTTTAACTTAAACAAATTATACAATTTAGATATATTAAGTCCTTTAGAATCAAAAGACAAATTTGCTAAATTAGACAGATGGGAGTTTTTAGCAACATCAAATAAAAATGCTATGGTATTAGTTGATGGTAGTGTGTTTACAAATGAAGCAGTTAATAAGAAAAAGCCTTTTGGAATACAAGTATTAGACTACATTAAAAAAAGCAAACACAAACATGCAGAGTATATAAAGTTAATAGAGAACACAGGAAATTTTAGTAACTTTACGTTTGGGACAACATGTTATCCAAATGTAATAATTTTCCCACATGGTTCAAATGATAGATATTATAAAAATCCAGTAGATGTAAGATATGAAAATTCATGTGATGATCCTGTTTTAGAATCTAATACAACAATTTTTGATATACAGTACGATACTCATGTTAAACTAAAAGAAAGAGTAAAACTATTTGCAGGACAATTAAATTATACAACATACATTGTAAGAGAAAACAGCACACTAGAAATAGATAGATATTCAGATGACTATGGCGGCTGGAATATATTTGACAGTAGATTTATTTGTCATGCTGGCAGTACTGTAAAGATAAATTTTAAAAACACAGGAAGTCAATATACACAAGAAAACTTTTATTTTAAATGTAGTTCAGATGTAGAAATAGATTTACAAGGCAGGAACAACATTTCAAAAGGTAATGAGTACTACAATTTTGTAAGGGTCAGAAGTTCGGATCACGACAATAAAAGTACTGTAGATATAAGGAATGTAGGTAACGATGAAACTAAAACATCTTTTATAGGAAAATTTGAAATTAGTTCTGCTAGTGAAGGATTTTCAGGTAGTATGGATAATCCAAATTTAATGTTATCTAAAACTGCTAAAATGCAGACCAGACCTATACTAGATATCTATACCAAAGAAATTGAATGTACACATGGTTGCACTATAAGTAATGTAGACGAAGAACAATTATATTATCTGCAGACAAAAGGATTTGATACAAAATCTGCAAAAAACATTTTAGTGGACAGTTTTTTATGTTAAGAGTTTATCCTAAAGCAAAACGTATTAAGGAAATCAGAAATTGCTTTCCTAGTATTGCATATACTGAATTAGTATATTTGGATAATGCCGCGAGTTCACAAACTGTGGATACTGCAATAAAGGCAGTAAGTGATTATCATTATAATTACAGAGCAAATGTTCACAGAGGAGATTTTAAAACAAGTGGTATAGCATCAGACATTTATGATAAAGCAAGAACAGAAATAGCAGGATTAATAAATTGTGAGGATTGGGAAGTGGCATTCACAGCCGGTACTACTCACAGTATTAATATTATAGCAGAATGGATTCCAATTGAAACTCCTATTATAATCACAGAACTAGAACATCACAGTAACATTTTACCTTGGATGAAGCAAGGCAGAACAGCACTAAATGGATTGCTAGTTGTTGTTCCTGCAAATGATGATGGTACAATAAACATAGAAGATTGGGAAACTGCATGTAAGACACATCCAGGTGCTGTAGCAAGTTTCTTAACACAAAGTAATTTAACTGGAATTGAACTGCCTTGGCAAGACATGTGCAGGATTGCTAAAGAAAACGAATGTATAACAATAGTAGATGCATGTCAAAGCATAGGGCATAAAGCAGTTGATTTGCAGATGAATAATATAGATTATATGGCATTTAGTGGTCATAAAATGTATGCATCAACAGGAGTAGGTGTACTGTTTAGTAGGGGAGGCTTCTTAAATAAAGAGCGAGATTTAGGTGGCGGAACTGTTAGTCATGTTGATTTTGACCATTATGTAACCCATCCAGGACCAGAGCATATAGAAGCAGGCACACAGAATATAGCAGGTGTACATAGTTTAGGTGCGGCGGCTAAATGGATAAAAGAAGTTACATATAAAGATATACAAGAATGCGAAGCAGAATTTTTTAATATGTTAAAAGAAAAAGGACTGTTTGACATACAAGAAATACAACTGATTGGTGATATACAACCAAGAAGTGTATATACATTTACAGTAGAAGATTATCACCCAAGCGATATTGCTGGATTTTTAGATTTGGACAATGTCTGTGTAAGGACCGGACACCTATGTGCCTACCCGGCTAGTAATAAATACTCTGGAGGGAAAGGAGTATTAAGAATCAGTTCAGCACCTTACAACGATGAGCATGATTGTGTAATGCTAGTGGAAGGACTATGGAAAGCGATAGAAAAGATAAAAAAGTAGAGGCATCTGACATGGTAGGTGGTCCTATAAATCTACAAGACCAATTAGTCGACCAAATCATTAATAACCTCAAACGTGTTTATGATCCTGAAATAAATTTGAATGTTTATGATATGGGTTTAATCTATCAGGTAGCAGTAAATCAGGAATATGATGCAAATGTTATAATGACATTAACATCTCCTAATTGTCCAGCGGCAGAAATACTCCCTATGGAAGTTGAATTTGCCACTAGAGCAGTTGAATGCATTAACAAAGTAAAAGTAACATTGACATTTGATCCACCATGGAACCCAGATGAAATGATTAGTGATGAAGGAAAATATCAGTTAGGAATATTGTGATGAGTAGAAAAGTACCCGCACATAGTAAAAAATTAGATGATGTCGTAATTGAAACAGACACTGGTAAAGAATTTACCGTAGGTGAAATTAAACATTCCAACAGAGTAGTAAAAAGTAAAACACCTAAACAAGACCTTTCATGGTATGTAAAATGGATTGCAAGTTCGTTTATACTCGCAAGTATGAGCATACGTGGTGTTGAAGGATTACAGATGTACGATTTGATTTTAAGTATCATAGGAGTATCTGGTTGGATGTGGGTAGGCTTTTTATGGAAAGATAGAGCTCTTATATTATTGAATGGTGTTGGCATTATTTTATTTTTAAACACACTGATAAGAAACTTAGTAGTATGAGCCTAACTGTAGATGTAACCTCTCTCAAAAGCAGTAGAGGAGAAAAATTCGATTTAACTAATCCTAAAGACAGAGACCATGTAATCAATAATGGATTAGAATTAGACATACCTATAAACGACAGAATCTCTGGACATCCTTTAGTATTATACTTTCAAGACTTTGGTACACTATTTTCTATGTACAAAGATACTTGGGAAGAAACAACAAAACCCAGTTTAGTCTTTAATTTTTTTATTCCCACAAGTGGCTGGAATGAAATAGATAGGTTTGGTAGATTTTCTGCTAACTGGAAACTGAGAGAACAACAAGTAGACTTCCTTTTGTCTTACTTTGAACACTGGGACCACTTAAAAGATTATAATTTAGTTATAGGTTTTTGTGATGAAAGTCCTGTGCTAGATGAGATTGTAGAACAAATTTATGATTGTATGAATTTGTATAATATACCAAAAGACTGTGTTATGATAATGGGTCATAACTTTATAGGTCAAAACACAATAAACAAACTATGTGAAGAAAGAAAAGAGATGCCTATCAAGTATATTGTCAGGTGGCATATGACAGGACACATGGATTACAAAAAGATAGAACGTCATGCAAGACATTTTAAGGCAGGCGGAACTTACGAATATATAGACAATAATAATTGGCAATACGACAGAAAGTATCCTATAGCATTTTTAAATAGAAGACCTACTATGTCTAGAACTGCTTTGTTATGGGGATTATATACTCATGGCATATATGCAAATGACATACCTACTATTAGTGCATTTCCTCCATTAAAATTTTTTAAACAAGGGAATACTTCTAAAGATTGGGCAGACCAGGTTGTACATATAGAATATATGGGCCATGTACTTCAAAGGTTTCAACCAGACCTATTGGAAACATTGAATCCTACTAACATGGACGACTTCAAAGACAAAATGAGAGTAGGCAAGACTATTCCAGGCGACTATGATTTTATAGGAGATGTTGAATCTCAGAATGTACCTTTTGAAAATAACTTTTATGTATGGCTCACAAGCGAAACAGCAGGAGATATAGACCAGCCTAATTTGTTTATAACAGAAAAAGTATTAAAGCCTATGAACAATGGACAAGGACTTATACTATTTTCACAACCAGGTTACTTGCAAAAGATAAAACAGTTGGGATATCATACACTAGGAGAAGAGTTTGGTATCAACGAAGACTATGATGATATAGAAGATAATGAAGAACGTATGAAACGTGTTATTAGAGAAACTGTTAAACTGTGTAGACTGAATAGACTAGAACCAAAAGAATTATACACACGTTGGTTGTCTACAAAAGACAAAGTACAAGAAAATCAAAAAAGGATTTATCTTAGTTTAACAAATATAAAACAAAATTATACGGAAAACTTAGTAAAACACTTTACTAACGAAATCCAAAAGCCGTATAATTACAAAGAACTGCTTGATTTTGACGTTGATAAAGAGATAGAAATTTACAAGAATTTCACCAACTTCAACGTTTTTAGTAATAACTAGTAGTATATTTTTAATTTGGAGAATAAAATATGGCAATTGAAATGACTATACCAATGGTCGAATGGAACAGACGAACGAAGCCGGAAGGTGCGGCTGAATACACTTGGGTTGCTGAAAACTCTGAGGATTTGTTTAAAGGCAAAAGAGTTGTATTGTTTGCATTACCTGGTGCTTTTACACCAACATGCTCTACAACACATTTACCTGGATATGAAGCAAAGTATGATGAGATTTTAGAACAAGACGTTGATGAAATTTATTGTTTAAGTGTAAACGATAGTTTTGTTATGAATGCATGGTTTGACAGCCTAGGTATTAGCCAAGTCCAACCTATTGCAGATGGCAATGGAGACTTTACTAGACAAATGGGTATGCTTGTAAAGAAAGAACCTGTATGTTTTGGATACAGAAGTCAACGTTACAGTATGGTAGTAGACAATGGACGAGTCGAAATGATTTTTGTAGAAGAAGGTAAAGAGGACAATTATGCTGGAGATCCGTTTTCAGTTAGTGATGTAACTTCTATGCTTGAATATCTTAAAAATGTTAAAGACTTAAGAAGAAGTCAATTGAAGATAGATGAAGAAGCAACTGACGATACTGTTACAGAGTGAATCAGGCAATAAAACTGAAAGTATAGATTTTGATTTATATGACATACCTATTGTTGACAGATTTATTGAACTATTAGAATATACCAAACCAACATCTTTTGTTGAAGGTCGTATCGACGTTAGAAGGTCAAACACAGAAGAATCTACTTTGTCTTTAGCATCTGAAATGAATGATGTTATAGACAAAGTAAATTTACTAGATGAAGGCTGTAGTATAACAGAAGAACTAAAGTTAGATTTATCCATAGAACCACATAAACAAGTTAAAAAGTTAAACAAGTTACATGAGATTTTTCAACTCTACACAGAAGAATACGGTGTAGATGCAAACGAAACACAGATACAATTAGAAAGAGTAAACATACTAGTACATTTACTAGAAGCAGGCCCTGTTGAAATGGATCAAGTGTTTATGGTTGCAAAACAAGTTGGTCCTATTGCAGAAGAATTAGGATTAACATTAACAGATGAAGACCATATGTTAAGGAAGCCACATGCATTATGGGGTGAATTAGAAATGGATTATCATACTGTAGGAAAAGATTTAGGTGCTTGTTTTTGGACTGATGATTCTGAACTTGTAGCATCAGGAGAACTAAGACAGCAAACAACACTATGTCCTGGTATTGCTGTAAACTTTATGACAGGTCCACAAAATACACCTACAGATGAAGTAGATACGCAAAAAATAAATGAGTTTTATGAATGGTGTGAAAATAGCAATTTAGAGGCTCATATAAACTACACAGACCCTCAGTATAGGCTTGGAAGATTACGTTTAGGGCATATATCCAAGGAATATACTATTAAACAAATACAGGACCTAGTATTATTTTATCCTAATATAAAGGACATTATAGTAAAATCAGATAAATAAGTGTGTTAAGAAATACGTTTAATTGGAGAAATAGATGTCTAATATAACAACACCAGATGAAGCCGCCGTTAGAGCAGTGGATCAAAGTGCATTTGTAGTTGACGATTTAATGGACGGTCTTATTACTGATCCTCATGGAGCAGTTATAAAACTAGTAGTTGAATCTTTGGATTCAGGTGACATTATAAACATACATGAAATGAATGCAGGTACAGGTAAGACTGCTAAATTTATTGTAGATAATTGTTCAAACCAAGCAGACATTAAAATAACTACTACAGATACTTTTACAGACACATACTTAACAACTAGTGAATTTTACGATAACGTGGCTAATGCATCTAATTGTTATAAGAATGATACATCATCTTTACAAAGAACAAACTTTGATGAAGGCGGAACTGCTATTTCAGTAGATTTATTAGATGCCTTTGGTGCTGATGCTAATGTAATTGTAAATACAACAGTACTAGCAGATTCTCCAACACTACTAGGTGTAAATGACTTATCTAATTTCTTACATCCCCAAATTCCAAATTCACATGTTGTAAACCAGGCAGGCACAGCCATTGATAGTAGTGGCGACTATGATGCTTATAACCTAAGCATTTATTATCCTTGGCCGGTTAGCATGGGATTTGTAGAACATGAAAAGAATACTGCAAGAAAAACTATTGCAAGTTTGTTTAACAGATGTGGTTCAGGTGGTGGTTTTATTATATTTAACTTCCATTTACCATTTGTACAAGAAGCATTTTGGGACACTATGAATGCTATGACAAACACTGGTAAGTTTTGGACTGCAGAATACGTTTTAAACAGTGAAACTGACAATACAGGTTATTGGCAGGCGGCTGTAATCAAGAAAACATAAGCCAGTAAATTAATATTAGTAAAATAGTACAGAATAAATATCTGTATGAAACTCGCTATCACCGGAGTGGGCATTGTCTCGCCTTTGGGCAATGAAATCCAATCCGTAACACAGAATTTAAAGGCATTGCAAGTACCAGTAACTGATTATAGATTACCTGGTCATTTTGCAGATCCATTCCTCAACGTAACAAAAGCATTTCACTGCAACATTGATGATTTAGACTTAGAAGGTTTAATAGAACCAAAGAGTAGACGTTGGATGGACCCAACTGTAATAACAAGTATGGTTGCAGTTGACCAAGCAGTACAAATGGCAAATAATGATTTTCCAGACAATACACCTGTATTCGTTGGAACAATAAGAGGCGGAGCACCTAACCTAGCAAAATTTAGTGATATCTTAGTACAAGGTAGACGCAAAGTTCACCCTACAATATTATTAAGCAGTAGTCACGAATATTTAAGTAACCATATAAGCAGTCATTACAAATGGCATGGTATCAGTATGGGTACAAGTGGCACATGTGTAAGTGCTGTACAGGCATTGGATTTAGCAAAAAAATATATGACATTAGAAGATTATGATTGTGCTGTAGTTGTTGGAACTGATTGGATGACTAGTTCAATGAGTTCATTGTATTTTCAACTATTAGGAGCAATCAGTCCTACAGGTAGAAGTGTACCTTGGGACGAAAGTAGGGACGGTTTTGTAATGGGGGAAGGTTCTGTATGTGTAGTAGTTGAACCTTTAGATAAGGCAAGAGCCAGAGGAGCAGACATTAGGTGGGTAGTAGATGGCATCGGGATAGCGAACGATGGTGCTCATCCTACCCAACCTGACCTAGAAGGCACTGGAGCCAGGATTGCAATAGACAATGCTATTAAACAAGCAGGTACCAGTGCCCAGGATTACAATGTGTTAAATGCACACGCCACAAGCACACCATTTGGCGATCCTGTGGAGTACAACGTGTTGAAAGATTACTTCCCAGAACAAAGTCATTTGTACAGTAATAAAGGACAAGTGGGCCATCAAATGGGTGCAAGTGGTTTAGTAGAAGTTGTATTAGGTGCAGAAGCAATGGCTAATGGATTTGTTCCAGCAAATGCTGGACTAGTTAAGCCATTTACTGAAGATGGATATTTTCAATTACCATCCGAAGTAGTAGAAAAAGATTATAACAGAATGTTTAAAACAAGTTTTGGATTTGGCGGCAGAAGTGCGGCAGTGAGTGTGACCCTTGATGGGAACTAATTACTACGGTGGTAACGTAGCAGGTGATTACATTCACAGTAAAGACAATTTAAGATATTCTGAATGGAGAAAGATATTTGCTTTTTTTCCTAAAAGGACAGAAGGCGGAAAAAGAATATGGTTAACATTTTTATATCGTAGAAGGAGATGGTTACATATTGAACCACCTCAATTTCCTAGAAGTTCATTTGATAAAATTCAATATGCAACATGGGACGAAGTAGTACGATTTAGGTTAACAGGAAGATGGACATGAAAGAGAAGTTTAAATATGCATTTATGGATTGTGCAGAAAGATTTGCACAATTAAGTAGTGCTAGAAGAGCCCAAGTAGGTGCTATTATTGTTAAAGACAATAGAATAGTAAGTATTGGATATAATGGTATGCCATCAGGTTGGGACAATAATTGTGAAGAAGAAATTAGATGGAACGATGTTCCACACATGAGAGAAGAGTACAAAAAGCAAGGTGCTACATTTCATGAATCTCCACACGGTAGTACGTGGAGCAAATTAAAAACAAAACAAGAAGTGTTACATGCAGAAACAAATGCTATTGCAAAAATGGCACAAAGCGGAGAAAGTTGTAAAGATGCTGTACTATTTTGTACACATGAACCTTGCATGGATTGTGCTAAATTAATATTTCAAAGTGGCATAAGACATGTAATATACAAAAACTCGTATGATGCTGATAAAGGAAGTGGATTAGATTTTTTAGAAAAAAGCGGTTGCAATATAGAAAAGATTAGTGTAGATAATGAAAGTTGAAGAATTAAGCATAGGTGTAAAAATAAATTGCGATATTGCAAATCTCAGTGAACAAGACTATAATGATATAAATGAATTATATTTACAGCATTTAATTATAGTTTTTGAAAACCAACCATACCAAACATTGCCTTTTGCAAAACTAATATCCAAAATGGGGCAGTTTGCAAACCATGAACAAATGTTATGGAAACAAGATGGTAACAACACAGGTAAAGGAAAACAACCTTATATAGATCCATTTGGTTGGGAAGGAGAAGATAATGATTATCCAGTACAACGTGTTACTGGAGAGAAAACAGAAAAAGGAATGGCAACAGGTATATTTGGTAATGGTGAATTAGATTGGCATAGCAATATGAATGGCGATATGGATAGAGCAAGAGGTGTTGCTCTACAAGGAGCATTGTTTAGTGAAAACACTCATACAGCATTCATGGACACAACAAAAGCATACGCAGATTTATCAGATGATATAAAACAACGTTGTGAGGGTGTTGTAGGTAATTATGAATATGCTCCTGAAAACTGGGCAAAGGGTGTACCTACACCACAACTTATGACTATGAAAGGATTTGGAATAGTTGACCACAAATACACTATGCCTTTATTACATGAAAGTTTTAGAGGCAAAACAGGAATGTATTTTCATTATCATAATAATTGTACATTCCCTAAAGATCCAGAATTAAAAAATATATTAATGGAACATTGTTTTCAAGACAAATATGTTTACAATCACAAATGGCATCCAGGTGATATTGTTATAAGTGACCAAGTATTAACTTTACATAAGAGAGTAGAGTGGGAGCCTGAAATTATTGCTAAAAGAGTTTTACACAGAATAACTTTTCATTATGATAATATAATAGAAGACTATTTTGATAAACACACAAAAGTTAAAGAATCAGATAAATTTGAATACTAATGATTTTCTTAGATGAGCCTAATAAAAAAGTAATTTTAAGTGTGCGAAAGTGCGGACTGATAACTTTAAGTAATGCAGTTACAGAAGTTTATAAAAATAGAAGCGGCTCTAAAAAATATATGCCACATAATCTTGATACATTTGAGTGGTGGACAGATGACCAAAATACTAAAAGCGATTTTACTTTTTGGAAAGATTACGATGTAACCTTAATTATTAGAAATCCCTACCAAAGATACGTTAGTGGTCTAAGAACAATTTGGACTGAAGATAAACGTATAAAAAGAGAAAAATTTGAGGATTGGTGGAACGAAAAATTTAACGATGATTATTCTTTTGTAAATCCACATACTTCAAATTGGTTAGTAAACACAAAACATTTAGAATTTAAGTCGTTAGAAGTTGTAGATACAGCACATCTTAGTGATTGGTTAGGTAAGAATGGTTTTGAAGAATTACATTATCATAAGTCAAGTGATGAAAATTTATTAGAAATTAACTTGTTCATCCAAAAAAACCATAAAGAACAAATAGATAAGTACTTACAAGTGGAGGCAGAAATTTATAATAATTGGTTGACTTCTCCATACTATTATAGTAAAATTATATCATGAGAAAAAAATCTAAAACACAAATGACTAAAAGTGAGTTAATAAACTTACTGAAAGAACGTGAAAAAACTATTAAAGTGCTAGAGTCTGAGATTGAGACATTGAGAAATGATAGAATAGCATTAGATACTATTGTTACTGATACAGATACAAGTATGCTAATTGCAGGACTAAGTGCTAGAATAAAATCACTAGAAGAAAAAGTTGTTGATTTGGATAATAGGAAAGAATATGAATAGAGTATTTGTATATGGCACACTAAAAAGTGGCGGAGAGATAAGAGGACTTAATCAGTTTGAAGACGCAGTAATTGT